TATACTAAAACAACTAGACAGGTTATCTAGATGGCTTATGCAGTTACACATTCTAAAGTACGTAACGCCTTTAATACACTGAACAAGCAAGTGTTTAGTAACCAGCTAGATTTTGAATCAGTTGAGCTGGACATAGATTTCCTGGATACAGAATGGGGATTTTGTATTCCAGAAGACGGTGAAATTATACTGGGTTTAACAGATGAATTTCCAAACCGTAAAAGTTTCGTAGACGTGCTATGTCACGAAATGATCCACCTATATCAGATAGTAAACAACCTCAACGTTGATCATAAATCTACTTTTAAAAAGTGGGCCAAGTCAGCAGAAAAACTTGGACATCATGTATGAGATGCTTTGGGCGATACTAGTACTAGCTATAATATTCATGTTTCCGATACTACTTCTAGTGATGTGGAATAACGAAAATCCCCAAAAATAAACGTAAAAAATGGTTGACCTTTTGGGGAATCCGTTGTATACTGTGTATATAATAAGGAATAGAGGAACACACAATGAACGCATTAGTTAAACATATTGAAGCAAAAAATGCAAAAACTCAGGAATGGGTAGATGCTGGTCCAGATCGTTGGGCAGGTATGTTGTCAACTGATGTTGAGCATTGGGCAGACTATAATGTTACTACTCCAGCCCAGCTGGATAGGTACTTAGATACACAGAGCTTGTATGAGGTGATTTCCGATTGTACCTCCAAGTCGTATGCTAGGTCTGAAATAGCCAGGCTTGACACTGTCTCTGAGGAGGAGTTCAAGAAGGAGCAGGACTATTGGTTCGCTCAAAGCGAAATTGCATTCAATGAGGAGGTTGCCGCTAAAGCAAAAGCATTGGCTGACTTTGAAGCTGAGGTTAACGTATGCCTTGAAGCTGGCGCCATTGATAGAGCAACGGCTCTACGTTGGATGACTGAAGATGAGAGGTTCTATCATTTACAAGATGTAGAACATTGGGTTTGGGATAAAGGTATCCTATTTACAGACGAAGGCAAGGCTGTCTGTAAGGAATTAGAAGTTCTAATAGAACATGAGGAGGTAGCATAATCTGTGATTCCAAAATAAATGGTTGACATTTTGGTTAGATGTGTTATACTGTATACACAATAAGAAATTAGGAGCAAGAAATGAGCAAAGAGGTAAACGTAGCAGATATCCTGGACCAGGATGATATGGTTGTAAGCACCAAGGGTTTTACCCGCGGCCAACTTAAAACTGCTTTTGACAAGTTGACTGAAAAATTGGACGACTGGAAAATGCCTATTAATACTGTTATCCATATTAAGGATTGGTATTTGATGATTGAGGCATGTTCTTTTTTCACTGGTAGCCAGCTCTGGCAAGTTAAGGATTTGGGTCTTGGCCTAATGCACGTTAAAGCAGACGGGTACTACAACACTGAAGCGAAATTGTTAGCATTCCAGGTAATTCAACTTCCTGACGCAACAGGTGCATAAGGAGATAAGATATGGAATACCCCTTAGAAATTGTTGACACTGGTGATAGTGTCCAGTCCTCTGGTACAAGCCTAATAGGTTATGTAAATGCAACCATCACCGAGATTGAAATTCTCTTTGGTGAGAATCTCGGCCCAAGTGGTGATGACAAAGTGTTCAATGAATTCCGTGGTGAAGTCCAAAGTAGCGATGGAGACGTTGAAACTGTTACAGTTTATGATTGGAAAGAAAAAAGTCCATTTACTGCTCAATCAGGAGAGTACCGTTGGCATGTTGGTGGCTTCAATCACGAAGCGGTCTATTTAGTAAATGACCTGCTTGAAGAACTGAGAGTCAAGCATGAAAAACTCAGTTGAATTTAACAAAGTCTGGATAAGAGAAAACTTTGAACTTTTTTCGCGGAGGTTGTTTGACTTCCACAGTGAATACAGTGAATCACATGATATCACTGTTGACGAGAGCCGCAACGGCTTTATTACGTACATTGCCAAACTTGAAAAGGAAACAGTGTAATGGAACTAACTGACCAAGAAGTACTCGATTCAACTCGTGCCTTTTGGGAGGCTAAATGCAACAAACATATTCAGATGTACGAATACGGCAAGTATTCGTTTGAAGAGTTTGTTACCAATATGTCCCGCATGGGGTGGGATCCTCAAGTCGTTGAAGAGCTTGTCTTAGAAGACGCATAACAAAGGAGAATAAAATGGGTATCGCATGTGAATATACGTATAAATTTCCGGTTGATGAATGGGACCGTATTGGAGGGTTGTATAGCCTAGCTGATGTTCCTGTTGTAAGTCACAAAGACCTTACTCGTCTTGGGGAGATTGTTACACGTGATAAAGATCAAGAACTCTACGAAGTGGTAGACGACCAGAAAGGTTGGACGTTGGTAGTGCCATTTTCTGATGTAAAACCACTAGAACCTATGCCAGCATAATAAAAAAATGCTCCTAAAAACCCAGCAGATCGCTAAGTTGTTGATCTTGCTGGGTTTTTTCTTTTAAAAAAATGCACTTTTCTGGCAGATTTTGGTTGACCATTTGGGAAAGATGTCGTATACTGTATACATAATAAGGAATTAGGAGTTATACCAAATGAAAAATACAGTTATATATGGTGCCGTTATTGTAGCAATGTTCGTATCAGTAGGATATGTTGCAAACAATGCTCTAATGATGCCTGATGTGCAGGTTAGCTATTCCACGAAGCATTGTGTGAAAGTGGTTAACTATGCAGATACCAACTTCTCATGTGAAAATATGCCCAGCAAATTTAATCATGTTTGGGTCAAATAAGAGGTTGACCATTTGTTATTTGTAGTGTATACTACAAGTATAATAAGGAAACGACGTTAAGGAATTAAGGAGCCAAACATGTCAAAGAGTTTTATCAAAATTACAGACGGATCTTATCGTAACACAGACGTTAGCGGTCAGGTGTTCCGTCTTGCAGATCAATTCAAGAGCACTAACAAAGGTGCCTACGTTACAGTTTACAACGATAACAAGTTTATGGGTATGCCTGAAAAACTTCGTGTTAAGGTAAACAACATGAAAGATTATGAGTTTGTATCTGAAGACAACTTCAACGAAGTTGTTAATACAAACGAAGAGCCGTTTGATGAAGAAAAGCGGATGTCGGAAATCCGTGAGCGGTTTGACATTCTAACAGATATGACGACAGCATGTATTGCTGGTGATATCCGTGCAATGATTGTATCGGGACCTCCAGGTGTTGGTAAGTCTTATGGTGTTGAGAAGGAAGTTGACAAGGCTACATTGTTTGATCAACTTGCTGATCGTCCGTTGAAGGCAGAAGTTGTTAAAGGTTCAACCAGTGCTATTGGACTGTACACTACACTTTACAAGTACAGTGATGAAAATTGCATGTTGGTTTTTGATGACTGTGACAGTGTACTTGTTGATGATGTTTGTTTGAACCTACTTAAAGGTGCATTGGACTCAGGTAAGAAACGTAAAATTAGTTGGTTGGCAGACTCCAACTTGCTACGTAGAGAAGGCGTGCCGGATTCATTTGAATTCAAAGGTTCAGTGGTTTTCATTACCAACCTTAAGTTTGAGAACGTTCGGTCTCAAAAGATGAGAGATCATCTTGATGCTCTTCAGTCACGTTGTCATTATCTTGATCTTACTCTTGATACTATGCAAGACAAAATGCTTCGTATCAAACAGATTGCAGGTGATGGTGCCTTGTTTGAAGGTTACAACTTCAGCCAAGAGCAACAGGATTCAATCATCAAGTTCATGGAAACTAACAAGAATAAGTTACGTGAGATGAGCCTTCGAATGGCTCTTAAGATTGGTGATTTGGTTAAGAGTTTCCCGGATCGTTGGGAAGCGATGGCTTTGGTAACTTGCGCCAAAGGTGCAAGTGCCAAATAAGGTGGCACCGGCAATTCCTCCTAGCTCCTAAAGCTGGTGTCATCTACCTTGGTGCTCTAGAGTATTTATACTCTAGGGCACTTTTTTTACCATACGATTTGACAATACCTTCTAGCTATAGTATAATGGAAACATGATGCAAAAAGAATTAGAAAAGTTTGAGTCCGTTGAAGAGTACATTCTGTTTATTGCAGGATATCTCAAAAAGCCAAGCGATGAGAGCATGGCAATACCTTCGTTTAGTATGCCCAACTCACCTATTAACTTAGCAAGGTACGATGTATCTGTGATTAGTAACTTTGCTCATCAGATACATGACAATATTGGCTTTACATCTAAGCAATGTAACTTGGCTGGAAAAATAATTGTTAAGTATCGCAGGCAAATGGCAAAGGTTGGTATTGATGTTGCTCCAGTTGCTAACGGTAATGTTGAAGTTAAATTGCCTATCAGAGATATTGATTATTCACGTAAGGTTTCGCTTGAACAAGATAGAATTAAAATACGTTTTCCGTTTGATCAAATGCTAGTTCAAAAACTAAGAACGTATGGCAAGAACGAGAGTCATGGTTCAGCAATTTGGGATCACGAAGCACGTTATTGGAATCTTGCACTGACAGAATTCAATGTAATGTGGACTCAGGAGCAATTGGTTAGTGGTCATAACTTTGATGCTGACAAAGAGTTTGACAATGTATACAAGATTTGTAAACAAGCAGTAGGTAGTGTACCTAAACTTAAAATAGATGGAGATAAGATCTATATGGACAACTGTCCTGCTAGTTTGGAGAATTTTCTTATTGACAAACTGGGGGATTTCACATTAAATAACATGGTAAAGTTGATTGATTATGCTGGTGTGTGTGGGTTTGATGTATCACAAAAACTACTTGATAAATGTACTACTAACGAACTACAGCCATACTTTCTCAACCAAGAGATTGTAGTTAAAACACCTGAAGAAAAGGACGTTGAAAACCTATTAGAATATATTAAGATGTCAAACCGATTTCCTGTAGTAACATATTGTGTTGGACATGATCAAGCCTTATACAAAAGGCTTACTGAGCAGTTTAGCAAAACGGCAGTTATTGATATAAAGGAAGTTAAAGAGATTGACCATTTAAAAACTATTCCTTTGTTGGTTACCAATACAGGGTTAGTTAGGTCAGGCACTACTAGACAACGGTTGTTTCAAATGGCAGAACGAATAGTGTTCTTTTATAAGGACAATGAACCTGATTCAGTCTACGGTCGAAACTTATTTTAAGGATTATGATATAAATGCCAAGATGTGTACTACACGTTAAAGACGAAGTTAATGTTAAGTTAGAAGGATTAGAACTTACAGAAAGACGAAAACTTGCTAAGAAGTTTTCTTTTGAAGTGCCTGGTGCAAGGTATATGCCGGCAGTACGTCTTGGTAGGTGGGATGGATGTGTAAGTTTCTTCCAACTTGGTGGTAGCACATATATCAACTTACTTGATCAAATCTTACCTGAGATAAGTCATTACGAAATTGAAATAGAAGATCACAGAGACTACAATACTAAATTTGAGTTTGATGAAGTTTCAGAAACTACATACTCAGATAAAGCATGGCCAAAAGGACACCCAGTTGAAGGTGAACCTATCCTATTAAGAGACTATCAAGTTGAACTTATCAATAATTTTCTTACCAACCCACAATGTATCCAAGAAGTAGCGACAGGTGCTGGTAAAACAATTATGACGGCTTCATTGAGTCAGAGTGTAGAGCAGTATGGTAGAAGTATTGTAATTGTTCCTAACAAAAGTTTGGTAACACAAACAGAAGAAGACTATATTAATATGGGTTTAGATGTTGGTGTATACTTTGGTGATCGAAAAGAGTTTGATCATACACATACTATCTGCACATGGCAAAGTCTAAATATTTTAATGAAGAATACTCGTAACGATACTGCTAACATCACGATACAAGAGTTCATTGAAGGTGTAGTTTGTGTTATTGTTGATGAAGTACACATGGCAAAAGCAGATGCATTAAAAACTCTGCTAACAGGTGTTATGTCGCGAGTGCCAATTCGGTGGGGTTTAACAGGTACAGTACCAAAAGAAATGTATGAACAAGTAAGTTTGTTCTGTAGCATTGGTACCGTAATCGGAAAACTAAGTGCTAGTGAGTTACAAGAAGCTGGACACTTAGCACAATGCAAAGTAAATGTGGTACAGTTAATGGATCACAGCGAATATAACAACTATCAAAGTGAGCTTAAATATCTATTAGAACAACCTGACAGACTTGATTATATTGCAAGTGTAATTGACAAGGTCAAAGAAAGTGGAAATACTTTCGTATTAGTGGACAGAATAAATGCAGGAAAAGAACTTGAGAAAAGGATTCCGTCTGCCGTATTTGTTAGCGGTGGAACGAAAGCAAAAGAACGTAAGGACCATTATGACGAGGTGGCTGATGCAACTAATAAAGTTATTATTGCTACTTACGGTGTTGCCGCTGTTGGCATTAATATCCCTCGTATATTCAATTTGGTATTACTTGAACCGGGTAAGAGTTTTGTTAGGGTAATACAGAGTATTGGTAGAGGAATTAGAAAAGCAGAAGACAAGGACCATGTTGAGATATGGGATATCACAAGTACATGTAAATTTGCTAAACGTCATTTAACAAAACGTAAACAGTTTTATCGTGAAGCCAACTACCCCTTTCAAATCGAAAAGGTAGAATGGAAATGATAAACTGGAACGAGGATGATGGTGTATTCTTGCCTATGTTAAACGATAAAGGTAGGAATCTATTCTATCAAGATGCACTAGCATTAAAAGCACCAGGCAAAACAGTTGTAGACATTGGAGCAGGAACAGGCTTTTTAAGTGTATTAGCAATGCGAGCCGGTGCTAAGAATGTGATTGCAGTTGAACAAGACTTTGAACGTTATAATCTTGCAAAACAAATTATACACGAATGTGGCTTGTCAAAAGATGTAGAACTTGTACATGGTGATTGGCTTGAACAAAATATTACAGGCGACATATATGTAAGTGAAACAATTGATACACATATATGGAATGAGAACATACTACTCATAAGCGAACATGCAATACGTAATGGTGGAGAATTTATTCCTGGCAGGTTTGAGTACAGGTTTAAGATATATACCAACCATCCTTTATTTTCAGTATGTCAAAGCGAAAGTGAAGCATTTGATTTTCAGCCAGACATTGAAGTAGACAGTGCATACGAACAAGCAATATCTCAAAAAGCACGAGACGAAACACGATTGTATGTAGCCAACCCAATCTTTAACCTGTTTCAGGCTGTTAAGCAGTATCCAACAGATATGGAACCAGTAATTGGTTGCTTTGAACAGTTACATGTATCAGACTGGTACAAAGTTGATTTAAACGTTGGCGGGCATTCAAACTATTCACAGTTTCAACACAAATTTAACCTAATGGACTTGCCCAAACGTCATGGTTATTGTATATTAGTAGAGTGGCAAGCAAAAACAGAAGGTATTACAATGGAACTATGGGACACTATCTTTGGAACACTGAGCAAAGTAATACCCGAAGGAACTAGCAAAATAGAAACGGGTTACGATTCGTTAATAAAGAAATGGATATTTAAATATGAGTAAATTAATGGTATGTGGCTGTAGTTTTAGTGCTCCGGCTGGAGGTCCAGAGAGTCCGGAAAAATACGAAGCACTAGCAGGCACCGCATACGGAGAAGTACTTGCAAAAAAATTAAACTGGGACGTTGAAATACTGGCAAGACAGGGTTGCAGTAACGGAGGTATCCGAATACAGATTGATGAAGTGTTACGTCAACGTCCAGACTTTGCTATTATTGCTCCTACGTTTCATGACAGAATGGAAATACCCGCAAGTGCCGCACCATTTGTTCCTCCTAAAAATGAGAACAAGGGTTGGAATAGTGACCTTCAACAACATCTACAAGAAGCACATTTAAATGGATACAATGTTGAAGCGGGAATTAACAATGTTAACTATGGTACCAATCCATACACAATGATTTGTGAAACTATTTTTAGTCTAGCAGAGAATTATCCTCACCCATATAGAGCTGGACAAATCGACAAGTATACACAAAAGGCAGTAAAGCAGTATATCAATCATATGTATGACAGTGAATGGAAATTGCAGATGGATCGCTGGATCATACGTGATGGTATCATGCAATTACATTATGCTAATATACCTTTTCTTCTTATTGCATGTAATATATGGACCAGCGAAACAGTAAGAGACGAATTCCCAGCAGTGATACCAGATCATTGTTTGACAATAAACTATAATGATACACCAGCATATGCTACAAATGAATGGCCGTTCCAAGATACCTTAGGTTTTGATCCGGGTTACCACGGTGATCCTAAAAGCCAAGAGTATCTTGCAGACGTATACCATAAACTAATAACAAAGAAATGGAAATTAACATGAGAATACTTACACTAGAAGATGAACATTTTGATATGACGGCGTTACCTGAAGAAGTAGATGACCTACGTTTTTCAGTATTGGATAATAGTGATCCTAAGAATCCTGATTTCTTCTTTATTCCGTTGATATTTTTAGAGAGCTTTAATAGTTCTGCATTGGTATTGACTATTGCTGGTAAGCAAATACAAATGCCAATGGATTGGCACATACTAATTGGTGAACCTGATATGGGAGACCTAGAAGTAATTCCTCTTACTAGCATTAACGATAGAGGATTCAAAGCATTTTGTTTTAATTCATTAAGTTCATTTAGACCTGAGTTTGGAGATATTGAAATTGTAGATATCTACCAAGATGTTAAATGGTATTTTCCTAAACTTAGACCAGGGCAACTGTTAGCAGTACCAATTGACACTGGTCCAAAGCCTAGGTGTGCATACTTTGTAAATGATATTAGTAGACTTAGCGAGGTAGTTGACTATGCAAAAATCTGGTAATGATATTCATGTAACGATTGATAACATTGGTGGCAAGGTTATCAAAGACACGGAGAAATATGAGCTAACTGACAATTCTCATTTAAATAACTTAGTACTAAGTAAAACTAGATTGAGAGCAAACCAATCAACAAATGGTCATCGACATAGCGGTCAGGAAGAAGTCTACTATTTTATTGCAGGTGAAGGTAAAATGGAATTAGACTATAAAGAAATAAATGTAAAACCTGGCGACATTGTATTAATTGAAGATAATGTATTTCATAAGGTGCATAATACTGGTGATTATTATTTAGATTTTATTTGCGTATTTGAAGGAAGAAGGAAACATTAATGCAGGCACGACTAGCGGTCGCACACCCAGATGATTGTTGCATCTTTGGTTGGCCGCTTATATATATGACTAGAAGAGTATGGCGCTGGTCCATTGTATACTTAACGTATAACGAAAGTGATCCACGAGCTCAAGAAGCGACAGCCTTCTGGTATAAACACAAAGTCTTAACTGAATTCTTAGGTTTTGAAGACCATTATAGAGATCTTGAACAAGGGTTTATTAGCACATTTAACGAAGAAGAAGCATCACAAGCATTACAAGAAAATCTTAAAGACGTTGATTTAATTGTTACTCATGGTGCCGAAGGAGAGTACGGACATATACATCATAAGTTTGTTCACAATGTAGTAAATCTTATGCCTCAACCTAAGATTTATTTCTCTCCAAAAGAAACTAGCAATGCTGGAGTGACAGCTCCTACTTTTAGTTTGAACGATTGGCCATTGCACCGCGAAGTAATTGAAGGATTTAAGGATAGAGAACATGGGTATTATTGGGTCACAGAAGAAGCTAAACGCCGACAGCTTTATATATGAAAGCCCAGATGGTGGCAAGACTGTTTACACAAGACGGTTTGGAGATCCGGTAACTAAAAGGACTCTTGTTATTGGAAAAGAAAGACTGGAGTCTGTGTGCAGACAAGAACAAGAAGAAAAAGAAATGATACAGGATATTTTGGTAAAATCAAAATCAAATAAGGCCTTGCAAAATGCACTAGACCATGTTAAACTAATTTATAATATAGTAAAAGAAAGCACAGATAAAAATGGCAAATGAACCAGGTGCAAATGAACGTATAGGAATCGAAGTCCCAGGCGGTGTAAAACTTGATGTTGACACCGGAAATAATGCATTAGATATTGTAGTTGTAATTGGCATTATAGTCATTGCAAGTTTTTTATATGTTGCTAAGAAATGGGTTGATCGGAAAATGAAGTGAAAGATGGCCACAGAAAAGATGATTACGCTGGCAGGAAAGACGAAGATGGATAAACTGAACATACGCAACGAAATGTCTGCATTGGATCACAAACAACGTGACTACTATGATAGCATGACAGATGATGAAAAGAAAAAGTTTGCGGCTTTTCTTATGATACGTTGGGGAAGTGCAGTTACAGGAGATACAATACTACAACAGTATTATCTTGCAAGTTGTAATCAACGACTTAATAAAAACTTCTTTGACATTAGTGCGAGCAAACATAAGAAATTTTTGTGGCTGTTAGCAACTACAATCAGTCCAGGAATGGGCAATCATTATCACAAATGGATTTCACCTAAGAAGAAAACAAACAACAATAAAGCAGTAAAGTTTTTAAAACAAATGTTTCCAAACCTCGACGAAACTGATATAGAGATATTGGCAAAAATCAATGATAAACGAGATCTTAAGGACTTGGCAAGACGGCATGGCTGGGATGACAAGCGAATCAAAGCCGAGCTATAAGTGTCAATATTGCGGTAAATCATATCGCAAAGAAAGCACACTTGCCGCTCATTTATGTGAGCCTAAACGTAGGTATCAACAAGAAAAGGAAGTTGGTGTACAACTTGGCTTCCAAGCATATCTGCGATTCTATGAACTTAGTCAAGGTAGTGCAAAATTAAAGACATACAAAGACTGTGTTGAAAGTCCATACTACAGTGCCTTTATTAAGTTTGGCAGGCATTCACAGGCTGTTCGTTGTGTTAACTTTAAAAGTTTCACAGACTGGTTGTTAAAAAACAATAAAAAATTAGATCACTGGACCAAAGAAGATTTATATCTTGAATGGTTATATCAGTATATGCGTAATGAAGGTGTTAGCGATGCACTTGAAAGAAGTATGCTGGAAATACAGAAATACTGTGACGAAACGGATAAGTTACAGTTTGTTGATTATTTCCGTTATGGAAATGAAAACAGAATCTGTCATCATATAAGTAATGGCAGAGTAAGTCCGTGGATCGTGTTCAATTGCGATAGTGGTGTATCGTTTTTGGAAAAACTTAACGAAGAACAACTAGGAATCATCTTGCCGTGGATTGATCCTGATTATTGGCAGAAAAAGTTTAAAGATTATGTTGCTGATAGAGAATGGGTCAAAGACATACTTAACAAGGGAGGGTTTTAAAATGTTCAATCAACTAGCCTGGAAGGATACGTTTTGAAAATGAAAATCATAGCAGGAAACAGTAATAGAGATCTCGCCGAGCTTATTTCGGAACACTGTTTTGCCGCACTTGTGTCAGCAGATATTAAAACTTTTGCTGACGGTGAAAGCAGTGTGGAGTTTTTAGAAAACATCAGAGGTGAAGATGTTTTTATTATACAATCAACTAGTACTCCAGTTAACAATCATTTGATGGAGTTACTTATTATGGTTGATGCGGCCAAACGAAGTAGTGCCAGACGTATTACCGCAGTTATGCCATACTTTGGTTATGCACGCCAGGATCGTAAGAGTGCAAGTCGTACGCCAATTACTGCAAAACTAGTTGCTAACTTGTTAACCCAAGCAGGCGCAGATAGAATCTTAACAATGGATCTACATGCAGGACAAATACAAGGATTCTTTGATATTCCAGTTGATGACCTAACAAGTCGTTTAGTGTTCGCAAAAGATATTAAACGTAGCATTGAAGGGTTTTACGAGACTGAAATTGAGAACCAACCACAAACAGTATTTGTAAGTCCAGATGCTGGAGGTACAGTACGAGCAAGAAAATTTGCTGATATGTTTGGCGGAGATATTGCTATTGTTGACAAACGTCGACCACGAGCAGGACAAAGTGAAGTAATGAACCTAATAGGTGAAGTTAAAGATAAACATGCAATCCTAGTAGACGATATTGTAGATAGCGGAGGAACATTATGTCATGCCGCACAAGCAATTATGGATCAAGGTGCATTGAGCGTTCGTGCTTATATTACACACGGAGTACTGTCAGGCGAAGCAGTAAAAAGAATTGAAAAAAGTGTATTGTCCGAACTAGTAGTTACGGATAGTATCAACTCACGAGATATAACTAAGTTAAAGAAGGTACGTGAAGTATCTGTTGGAACATTATTTGGCGAAGCAATTCGTCGAGTAGCAAACGAAGAATCAGTGAGCTCGTTATTTTAATGCAATTTAAAAGTGATATTGATATAGACTTTGGTGATCGTACACAAGTACTTGATTTATTAAGTCCTGTCCCAGCAAGTATCAAACGTGACGATGGTTTGGTTAAGCACAATACTGGAGTATATTTTCAACGTGTTCCTGTAGATCCTTACACAGGTTTATGTAGCATTGACCACAAAGAAAGTGAAGATAGAGGATACATCAAACTTGACTTACTAAATGTTAACGTTTATAAACAAGTTAAGAATGAAGAACATTTAAAACAGTTGTTAGAAAAAGAACCTGAATGGGATAGGCTTTATGATAAATCATTCTGTGAGCAGTTAATTCACATCAATGATCATTATGAAACTCTAGTACGTATGCCTGAAGCAGTTAATACTATTCCAAGACTTGCAATGTTCTTGGCAGTTATACGTCCTGGAAAACGTGCATTGATAGGACAAAGATGGAAAGAAGTTGCAAAAACCGTTTGGGAAAAGCCCGCCGACGAGACCTATTATTTTAAGAAGTCGCATAGTGTAGCATATGCAAACCTAGTAGTAGTTCATATGAACTTAATCAGTCTTTCGAACTAACGTAATACTACGTCTTTTGCTACGCCTAGCACCTAGTTGTTTTAGGCTAGTACTTGGACCAAATCTTATATCTACATCCTTGCTATTAAATGTGGATCTGCATGTTTGGAATTGGAACCAATCGTGTTTTAAAAACACATTGATTGGAATTAATCTATTAGATTCCCACCACCATACGTCGGCTAAGTCCAAGAAACTCATCTTCTCTTCTTTTGATTTTAATTTACTATAATCATAGATCGTAGTAATTTGTTCATCGCTATTCTGGATTATACCGATATATTCAACTCCACCGTATACTAGGTAGGTTAAAAATGGGTACTGCTCAAGTAGCTCTGTTATCTGTTCTTCAGTGTACAAGTGTCAACTTCAATAAATAATGTTAATAAGGATCGCCTACATGACGCAGACAATACTCAGTTATTTATATACGCCAATTATTCGGATGCAAATTCTGGACGGTACGGTAACCAATCGGGAGGAAAGAAGAGTGTTTAACAATACAATCCAACTGTACAAAGGTACTGATAATCCTGTACAGATAAAATTTTTAAATCAGGATCAAAAAAAGCTAGATGTAACTAACTATACATTTGTTGCTAAAGTTATGGAAGGACAAGAAGGTTTTTCATTCTTAACTCCAACTATTACTATAACTGATGCTACAAATGGAAAAGGAACTGTTACGTTTACAGAAGAAGATTTAGCATCACTTGATGCGGCACGTTATACATTGGCAATCAAAGGTACCAAGTCTTCAGTTGAAGCACCGGCTTATGCGGATGACCACTATACGTTAGGTATCACTGTGCATGTTAATCCAGGCTTTTTAGCTGATAAACCATCGTAAACTACTTTATTTTCTGAGGACTTGGTATTTGCTTAAATATCAAGCAATCCCTTTTGTTACAAGGAACCTCTATGAAATTAAACTTATCCCGCATTGAAGAACGAACAGAACTACTTGAAAATCACTTACTTTTCCAAGGCGACTGTCTAAAAACATTAGACCAATTACATATCTTTATGGAACACCATGTATATGCTGTATGGGATTTCATGAGTCTTATTAAATCATTACAAATGCATATATGCCCAAGCACTGAGTGCTGGGTTCCTACAAAATGGGCACGTGCCGGATTAGCACGTATAATCAACGAAATTGTACTAGGTGAAGAAAGCGATATAGACATCGGTGGTGAAAGTAGTATTACACATCATGATTTATATGCACAAGCAATGTTAGAAGTGGGTTCAAACGGGAGACCATTTGAAGAATTCATTGAACGTGTACGCAATTTAGGATTTAATGACGCAATGGAAAATGCTCATGTTCCTCCAGCAAGTGCAAGTTTTATGAAGACAACATTTGGATTTATTGACACAAGAAAACCACATGTTATTGCCGGTGCATTTGCATTCGGCAGGGAAAAACTAATACCTACTATGTTCAGTAGTTTGTTAAGACAAATGAAGTTTACAGAACATGATGCTCCAAAGTTCCATTACTATTTAGAGAGGCATATTGAGCTAGATGGCGACGAACATGGCCCTGCGGCAGTGCATCTAGTAGAAACCTTATGTGATAATGATCCAGTAAAAATACACGAAGCAGAAACATCAGCACTTGACGCCCTTGATGCTCGTATACGTTTATGGGATGCCGTGTATAGTATTATCAACGACCCTGATGAAAAATTTCTATATAGTGAGTTATTTTTAGCAGAAGGTATAGCCCCATAATATGTCCGAAATCGTTTTATTAACAGGACTCGCAGTAACTGGTAGATTATATAGATCTATGGGCGGAGCTCAATTGGCTTGGTGGTTACGGCAATCTAACTATGATGTACAAGTAATTGATTTTTTCTGTCAGATGAGCGACGAGGATTTACTTAAACTATACGCAAAGTTTATTACTAAAAGAACAAGAATAGTGGGCTTTGGAATCATGGGAACATACAATCCTATGATGGGACAACTAGTAAGATTTGTTGAAGAAATGATGCCCACACTTCGCAAGAAATTTCCACATGTTATATTTGTATGTGGCGGTGCTTGTGCCCAACTTGCAAGTAAACGTTACACACAAGGATCAGGTTTTGATTATTACTATTATGGATATGCAGAAAATACTTTTCTAAGTTTATGTAATCAAGTTTTTAGAAAAGGTTCTCAGGTTGATGTAGAAAGAAAACTTGGTAATAGGATTATTAGGGAATCAACTATATGCCCCTTAGATGAATCATCGTTATTTACAATTAAAAGAGACGGGCATAGATGGCACGATAAAGATTGTATTATGCCTAACGAAAGTTTACCAATTGAAATAGGAAGAGGTTGTATTTTTAAATGTAAATTTTGTGCATTTCCACATGTTGGTAAAAAGAAAGGTGAGTATACAAGAACGTTACAACACCTAGAAGAAGAAATACTTAATAATTATTATAAGTTTGGTTCAACAAAATACTATTTGCTTGATGATACATTCAATGATGATGTTGATAAAATTAAAGATTTTAGCGACATGGTACAACGTTTACCTTTTAAAATTCATATAGCAGGTTTTTGTAGAGCTGATTTACTTTGGGCTAATCCTGATACTCCACACTTACTTGAAGAAGCAGGAATGATTGGAACTTACTTTGGTATTGAAAGTTTTAACCAGTGTGCTTCAAAGTTTGTTGGTAAACCTTGGAGTTTCCAACATGCCCAAGACTACCTTATTAAGTTACGTCATGAGATATGGAAAGAACGTATAAGTTTTCGTACAAGTATGATTATTGGATTGCCTGGTGACGATCGCAAAGATTATATTAAATGGCACAGATGGTTTGTAGAAAATGAAATTCCAAACTGGAGTTGGCATCCTCTACATCTTGAACGTGATCTACGAGCCCAAAATAATAGTACTATTGACAAGGATGCTGAAAAACACGGATACACTTGGATAACTGAAAATAGTAAAGTTATGTGGAAGCACAAAGAGTCTGGTATGACATGGCGTGATGCAATGGAAATGTATACTGAATTTGAAGCACTTAAAGCACCATATCAAGTTAAACATTGCTGGGGAGCAATAGAAGAATTTAATTACCTACCACCAGATGCTGATCCTCAGGATCATAACTTTGTTAAAGTACGAACCCAGCATAACAAACAGTTAAATGAAGATCGCAAAACCTTCTTAAATGGTTATATTCGAAAGTTACTTGCCCTATAAATGTCTTGACAAGACTTTAATATTTTGCTATAGTATATAAAATGTGGACTGAAGTACAAAATACACTAACTGGTGTTCTGCCGAGCAAGAAGAAAACGGCTAGTTCTGGCTGGATTAGCTTTAATGCTCCGTGTTGTGTACACAATGGAGAAACACCTGACACAAGAGGTCGCGGCGGCGTAATATTTAACGGACAAGGTACAGTTAATTATCATTGTTTTAACTGTAGTTTTAAAGCCAACTATACACCTGGACGTCTACTTAACTACAAATTTAAAAAGTTATTGGGCTGGCTTGGAGCCAATGATACAGTCATTAATAGACTGGTTATTGAAGCGATGCGAGTCAAGGATTTAATTGAACCAGAAGATATTGAAGAACCGCACACTGAAGAAATTAATATTAATGCAAGAAGTTTGCCCAACAATCTTATTAACTTAAAAGAAGCAATAGCATTAGGTGAACAACTTCCTGATGAGCTAGGAAAGGCTGTAGATTATGTCAACCGCAGAGGCGTTAATCTTAACAAGTATACTATCCACTGGACTAGTGATACTCATAACAATATGCATAGGCGAGTTGTTATTCCTATTACGTGGAAAAAGAAAGTAATGGGTTATACTGCAAGATCGTTTGACGATGTTGTTAAACCCAAGTATCATAATAACTATGAATCAAAGTTGGTTTATAACTTAGATAACCAACACTACGATAATGAAATTGCAATAGTATGTGAAGGTCCATTTGATGCACTTGCAATTGATGGTATTGCTACTCTTGGTAGTGAGATCAATAATATTCAAGCACAGCTCATTGAGAACCTAGATAAACATATTATAGTTGTTGCTGATACTGATGTGTCAGGCGACGGATTAATTAAGGCCGCACTGAAAAACGGTTGGTCAGTTAGTTTTCCAGTTTGGCAGAAAGATTACAAAGATGTGTCAGAAGCAGTTGAACATCTTGGAAAACTATTTGTAATGAAAAGCATTATAGACGGTGTTGAGACAAACCCGTTGAAAATCAAACTTAGGAGAAAGATCAAATGAAGTATAAGAAAATCCATTGTCATGGTAGTACTTTTACATGTGGGAAAGGTCTCAGCGATCAGAATAAAGAAAATTATGCACAATTGATGTATAACGCAACAGGAATACAATGTATCAATCAAGGCTTTAATCAGAGCAGTAATGAAGATACTTTTCTTCGTGCTAGTGTTAGCATATTAGATGCTGATGCAGATCTTATTATTGTTGAATGGTGTGCTCCAGGTAACCAACGTTATTATCCAAATCATGTTACAGTAAAAACTATGGAAGTGCATGAACACGATACATTGTATAATCAATATTATAAGCTGAGTCAGTTCTTGCCGTTGTTAGACAGCATGGCTTTTCAAATGCGTAAAAAGATTCTACATTTTACAAGCAACTTGTTTATTGATGAGGAGTTTTTAAAAATTCCTCTACCTCCTCTTAACAAAGAAGATATTACACATATTGGTGGCAAAACACGTCAAGCAATTCAAGTTAATCCCAGTAAACCGGATATTACTGCTGAACGTGCTTCGTTAAATAGTATACGTACATTGTTGCTAACTATTCGACGTACAGATTGGATAAACTTAACTGATAACGTTGAAAGTAAATGGGGAGACCTAAGTCTCGACGATCAGCATAAGAAAGTGTCAGAGATGTGCTTGGCCGCAATTTAAGGAGAGCAAATGAATCAATTTTGGATAACAGGTAATCCCGGAAGCGGTTATCATTTGATAGAAGCACTAATAAGGTTTTGCAGTGGATTAGACTTTGATAAAAATCTACAACCGCTGGAGCCTTTGCACTGTTTTCATAGACATCATCAGACGCAATCATTGATACCTACAATGGAACTGCAAGATAATCGCTCAACATTGCAACAGTTAGTCCAACCAATTGACAATAATAATCCAAGGGTAGTTACAGTAACAGCACCAATGGCTGAAACTGGAATTGACGCTGTCTTCAATATAGTAAAAGATAGAGGTCATTTTATTTTTTTAAATGCACAAGATCCTGTTTTTGGAATTGTGTTTTCGCAGACGTCCAGTAATGATCCACGTAAAAATGCTATATCGTTTATGCCTAACAATAATGTTAAGCAATGGAACAGTGAAGCTGAAGTTTTTACAGACCTTGAAAGATGGGAACAACGTGAATATCTAAGTTCGTTTATTGAACACTATTGGACAGAACTAGAAAGCCAACGACAATTAGCAATGTCATATGGAGCCACTTGTTATTTTACTGAATCGTTTATGACAGATCCCGACAGAGTTTGTCGAGCAGTGTTTGAAAAGTTTGAAATACCAATAGCCGACGAACAAACGTTTGATATTCTAATAGAGCTGTGGAAACATCATTGCACACAAACAATATCCGATTACCAAAGTATTAATTCTTGGAAACATGCTTTGGTAAATGAATCTGAATATGATTCCCAAATACCATTGCGTTCTTTAGTATATGAAGCTATAATACAAAGACATATCAGAACTGAACTTAATACTGAACTCAGGTGTGCTGGGCTAAACACATGGCCTACTACTGTCAGAGAACTAAAGGAATACTATGACTGATTATACACCAGACTTACAAAAATTATTCTTAGAAATGTTGATGGACGACGCACAAAGTTTTGTTCGTGTTGCAAACATTTATAATCCTAACAACTTTGATCAAGGATTAAGACCAACTGCTGAGTTCCTTAAAGACCATAGTGAAAAGTATAAAGTTCTTCCAACGCACGATCAAGTAAAAGCACAAACTGGTGTAGATCTAAAACCACACACAGACTTATCTGAAGACCATTATGATTGGTTTATGGCTGAGTTTGAAGCATTTACAAGACGTGGTGAATTAGAAAGAGCAATTCTTAAGAGTGCCGACTTATTAGAAAAAGGCGAATATGATCCAGTTGAGAAACTGATCAAAGATGCAGTGCAAATAAGTCTTACAAAAGATATGGGTACTGATTATTTTGCAGATCCACGTGGTAGATTGATGGCTGTTAAGAGCAACAACGGTCAGGTAAGTACAGGCTGGGAAACACTTGATAAAAAACTATTTGGTGGAATGAATAGAGGCGAGTTGAATATCTTTGCAGGTGGCAGTGGATCTGGTAAAAGTTTGTTTATGCAAAACATAAGTCTAAATTGGATCACACAAGGTGTTAACGGAGTGTACATTACACTAGAACTTAGTGAAGAGCTTTGTGCAATGAGAATGGATGCAATGACAGCAAATATTGCAACCAGCCAAATATTTAAAGATCTTGACACACTTGAAATGAAGATTAAGATGGCAGGAAAGAAAAGCGGAAAATTCCGTATTAAGTATATGCCAGCACAAAGCAATGTTAATCAGATTAGAAGTTATCTTAAAGAACTTCAAGTACAGACTGGCATGAAAGTTGATTTTGTAATGATTGACTATCTTGATCTTGTTATGCCAGTTAGTGCAAAAGTAAGTCCAAATGATTTGTTTATTAAAGACAAGTATGTAAGTGAAGAACTACGTAATTTATCAAAAGAACTAAACGTATTAATGATTACTGCATCACAGTTGAACAGAAGTGCAGTTGAAGAAATAGAATTTGATCATTCGCATATTGCTGGTGGATTGAGTAAAATTAATACTGCTGATAATGTTTTTGGTATTTTTACAAGTCGTGCAATGCGTGAACGTGGTAGATATCAAATACAGTTAATGAAAACAAGAAGCAGTAGTGGTGTTGGTCAAAAGGTAGACTTAGAATTTAATCTAGAAAGTTTACGTATTACAGATCCCGGTGAAGAAGGACAAGATAGAGGTCCAGTTGAAGCAAGTAGTGATATACTTGGAAAGATTAAAACTTCTAGTGTAACTGACAAACCTAACTTGGATACAGCCAAAGTTGGTGCAAGTGTAGACGGTAGCAAGTTAAAGAACATGCTGGCTGGTTTAAAATCATGATCACGTATGAAGATATACGTGAAATACATCTTGAACTAACTACACTATGCAATGCAAAATGCCCACAATGTCCACGCAACTTTAATGGATTCACCTTTAACGACGGATATCCTGAAACTTATATGACGCTGGATCAAGCCAAGCATATATTTAATCCTACTTTTCTCAAGCAACTTACACAATTTACAATCAATGGTAACTATGGAGACATGGTAATGAATCCAGATTCTGTTGACATTGTTGAGTACCTTAGAGAAACAAACTCAGATGTAGAAATTATTATCAGTACCAATGGAGGTGCTAGAAACAAAGAGTTTTGGCAAAGACTTGCTAAAGCAAATACAAAAGTATACTTTGATCTTGACGGTATTGATGAAGTACACAGTTTATACAGACAAAATACTCGATATCAAACAGTTATTAAGAATGCATTAACATATATTGGTGCAGGCGGCCATGCTATATGGAAATGTATTAAATTCAAACACAATGTACATCAAATTGAAGAAATGCGCCAATTGAGTGTTGATTTTGGTTTTAAAACATTTGAACTGATTGAGCATGGACGAGATACAGGTCCAGTGTTTAACGACAACAAAGAACTAACACACATACTAGGAGATTACAACGGTACAACAGACTTTGAAACTATGTTTGTTGATGAACGTTCTGAATCTCGTACTGTAGATAATACAGCCTGGCGGTTTGATCCAACAGTTGACGATATTCAACTTGGGTGTGATACATTACAGAACAACAGGATTTATATTGCGGCCAATGGCGATGTTGCTCCTTGTTGTTATACTGGTTTCTTTCCAAATACATATGGTAAAAAAACATATATGGAACCATTAAATGCCCAGTTAACTGAGTTAATGTCAGAATATAATGCACTTGAACATGATATAGAAACATGTATCAAATGGTTTAATGGTTTTACAGACCTATGGAAGAAGAAAAGTTATAAGGATGGGCGTTTATTGGTCTGTGATGAGAACTGTGGGAGCACCAATTGTTCTCAAAAACAATAACAAAATAATCTAAAGACAATAAATACAAACAACTACAACTATTTTAAATGAGGTATTCCCTTGCAAAAGAAAACACGTAGTATCTTGGATGAGCTGTCTGAAATTAGATTAACGAAATCTGTAACAGACAAAGGCAATATTGTTGAGAGTAGAGGATTGAATGTAATTAATAGTTGCATCAATCTTATCAACAATATCCGTGAGAATTATGACCCTGATGTCGCCCTAGATTTAGAGCGTCGCCTGTTGAATAGTATAAAAGCCCAAGATACCGCCAAGTTCAGCAGAGGAATAAAAAGGGCAAAAAAATGAAATTAGATCATATTCTAAATAAAGAACAGCTTGATGAAGAGCGAAGAAGATTAGATCCTAAATGTTGGAAAGGCTATAAAAAGCAAGGAACCAAAATGAAAGGTGACACAAGAGTTAATAATTGTGTTCCGGAGTCAGTTACAACCGAATCTAAAAAAGACACACACTGTTCAGACAAGTGCTGTGGTGCAGACGTTAAAAGAGAAGACTGTAAATGTCCTGCAGATTGTCCACATTGCAACTGTAACGATCCTAAAGTTGCAGAAGGCAAAAGCCCACACAAAAAAGGTACTAAAAAGTACAAGAAGCATATGGCGGCAATGCATGCCGGAATGGGCGAATCAGTAA